ACTGCTGGTAGACGAACGGCATCCCTTTTTCGATGGGAGCGAGGTCCGAGCGTCCCTGGAAAACCGCCTGCTCGACGTGAACGCTCTCGCCGGATACCGGATCGACCAGGTCGACCGAACCATCCCGGCAAAGGTCTGACAGCAACACATCGATCCGGTCGCAGACTTCAGCTACGATAACATTACCGTTCTTTTCGGAATCATTTACAGCTCGAATTGTGAAGCGCAGAACCTGGTGATGTTTGGTCACCTTGATCTGTGTAGCGCTTTCTTCTGTTGTCTCTGTTTTATCCCAGAGTCCCGTTCCAAGGTTATGCTTGCGCGTCGAGATCAGGTCGACTAGGAAATAAGGATAGGGATTACCGGCAGAGACGAAAGCGATCTCATCCTTGAAGGCATGAAGACTGGGAATATTATCGGTCAGGTACTTCGAAATCGCACGCTGCAGCTTCATAATCCCACCTGCATCATCGCTGTTTCAACCGCCTTCTTGATCTCATCCGGCGCGATCCGCTTTCCTTCCTGGTAAGCTGGCTCCATGTATGGACGCGGCTTCGGATGGACATAGAAGTATTTCATTTTCGCCTCCAAGTCGATCCCGTGGCGCCGCAGCCAATTGCGAAAGCCGGAGATCTTGTCGATGGTGAGCCAGTGCCCCTTGGTCCCGAACTCCACCGCCGCCGCATATTCGACGTTGGTGCCGACGATAACCTCAGTCGGCGATATCCGGTGAATGTGTATCGAGTTCCACAACTGCCCCAGGTCGATGGCGCCCTGCTCCTTTAACTTCGTAACAGCAGTGCGTTGTATCTCAAGGGCTATCTCCAGAATGCCTTCGTGAAGAGCCTCCATCAAAGCTTGCGGATAAACGCGGCAGAACCTCTTGACATTCTCAATCGCTTTCACGTCCACGTCGACCTTTATCATGATCGCAGCTGATACTCCCGTTCGAGTCTGACCGTCAGATGGGTGACCGCGCCGAAACAATTCTCACGCTTGATGTCGGTAACGCGGTAACGAGCGTCGTCGTAAACCAGTATGTCTCCCTCGGCAACATCACTATCGGGCAGCATAGAACACACTCCATCCGCTCCGAGCTGTTTCAGCTCCTCCGGCGATAGCTGTCTGAATTCAATTGCCACGGTTCCCAGCGAATCCTCGGCGGGTTCATGCGGACCAGCGAAGCCGCCCGACCCCGAAACTGAAGGACGGAGTATCTCTGCTGTCTCACCGGAAGCCAGAATCAGTTCAGCAGTGCTATACACCATGACTTGTTTTTCCGCATCGGTCAGCAATGTCAATCCGATCCGTAGATCAATGGTGTAACGACGGGAACGCCGCCACCATATTCCGGGTTGCGCTCCGATACCGCCTGCTGGTACTGAGTTAGATAGCCTCGACCCAGCTCAGCCCAGAGTGGATTCTCTTCATCGCGGTCGTGATACTCGAGGCGCAGCGCCTGTATCAGGTCATTCGTCGCCATCGAATTGTTCCAATGCCTGGACTGTAGGCCAGAATTGCTGTTTCTTCACCGTGCCGATATCCTTCAGGGTGAAATGCTGTTCGCCCTTGCGTTCGGCGATCTCACCGGTTATCTGCCTGCCGGAAATCTTATCCGATACGGTTATCTCACCCTCATCGGCATGAGAATAGTCGACCTCCCAATCGTGCGCGTGAGTTTTGGAATTTGAATCTTCAGAATTAGGGACTTGCGATTCGGCTTTTGAAGTTTTCGTGCCTTCATCTTCCAACTTTATCCAGCCCTTGGCGATTGCTTTCTGCAGTTCCTCGTTGAGTTCTTCGACAGCAACAGACATTTCCGGTTTCAGAATCAGCTTCGACTGCGGCAGGATCAGTATGCCCGGCCGCTTGTTAACGATCTGGTTCATGGTCTATGCCTCCTGTCAGCTGAGAATCTTCACTTTTGCCAGCATATCGGGACGCAGGATGCCAATGGCAACCTCCATCCACACCACCCAACTGACCTTGAACTCGCTGGGGCGGTTGTCCGGCTCGACCGCGATCGGCGTCCGAACGGCCAGTTTGCCCACCTCCTCGTCCGGAACCAGCAGCACCTCGTCCATCTGCGCCGCCGCCGTCATCAGCACCTGCGCGCCGGTATAGTACTTCAGGATGCCCTTCTCGCGCAGCTCGCGCTCGGTGACCGGGTCGAGATCCCAGCCGCGCAGATCGTTGAACCGACCGCCGCGCAGCACGATATACTTCACCGTCAGGTCCTTGTCCTCAAGCAGCGACACCGCCTGATTCAGGGCGTCCTCGGTCAGGGTCGAACCTGCGACCTCAACCGTGTTCGCTTCGGGAACTGCGGCTGAGATAACCTTCACAGCCTGCTGATTCAGCTTCTTGCGGATGGCTGCCCCCGCCCACTTCTCCATGTCGGTCAGCCGGTGAACGTCGCCGTTGCGGAGCACCGACACGTCGACAGCAGGATTGGAAGCGACACGGTCGACCGGAAACTCGATCTCCTCGTCCGCCATGTTCGAGCGGTGCACCTGCCCGCCGGAGGCGATCCAGAAGGCTTGGACCTCCTTGATCTTGTTGTAGCGAGCCGGTTCGCCCTTCGGGAGCTTGTTCTCAGTCAGCAGCAGCGAGACAATCTCCTTCTGCCGAATCTCGTCGTAGATCGGCTGGGCGATGGAGGCGGCGATGGTGCGCAGACCCTCAGGTCCCATGCCGTAAGCCTCGCGCAGATCAGCCGCAATCGCCTCGAACTTCTCCTGCGGAATTGCCTTGGTATTCATGTTTCTCCCTTCTACAGCGCAAGCTTGAACTTGACGACGCTGCCCTCGACCGCCAGCGCCCTGCCGACCACGGTATCCGTTTCACCGGCGGTCTTCAGATTTCCGGCGGTCGGATCGAAGCTTAGGTCGTCCCCGGCGTTGATGGTGCCGGTCACATTGTCGGTCTCGTAGACGCCGCCACCCAAGTAGATCGCCACCTTATTGCGGTCGGTCGCACCCGGGGTGACATATTTCAGCTTGTCGAGGTTATAGATCACACCCACCGGCACATCGGCAGCATCCGACACTACCTGGAACAGATCGTTGTCGATCAGCTTCACGAACTGACCCTTCTCGCCGGGACCCTGCAGCTCGCCGTCACCGTAAGCGATGCCGGGATGCGAGGGGTTGAAATAGATTTCACTCATCGGTTATTCCTCCCTAAGTGCTTTGTGCTTCACGGACCTCGCGCAGCCCCTTGGTCAGCCGGTCAGCCAGACCGTCGGTCTTGTCGTCCACTACCGCCGGATCGACGCCCGCGTCGCTGCGTAAAACCTTCTTTCCGTTGTCCTTTTCGGGATCATCCTCATCAGCCTTGGCTTCCGGCAGCGCGTCGATCACGGATTTAGTGGCTTCGAAGGCGTTATCATCGAGGCTGGCAAGCCTCTCGATTTCCGCGGTGCGCTCGGCTTCGTCCTTGAACTTCCGACCGCGCTTCTCCCAGTTCTCCACCAGCTTCGTGGCTTTGGCACTCCGCTCAGCCTTGCGCTTCTCAGCCTCGTAAGCCTCAACCTTCTTCTGGAGCTCCTCGATCTGTTTCTTCAGCTCCTCGTTCTCCTGCCGGAGCTTCTTCAGATCATCTTCGGTGGCAGCGGAGGCCTTGGTCGAAGCGTCGACCTTAACCTGATCAACCAGACCTTTCATTTTATTACGGAACATATCCAGCCCCGACGTTATCCTGGTGGTGAGGTCATCCTTGGTGATCTCGTCCGCGGCGAACTTCTTCAGCAGATCGCTGATGTATCCCTCCAGGGCGCTGGTCAAAGGCCAGATTTCCTCGTTGATCTTTCGGGCTTCGAGGTATGACCCGAAGTCTGCAATGGTTTCCATGAACCTGTCCCTTTCTTTAATTGGTGAATTTGCGACACTGATAATCCGGGCTTCGGGATCGGCACCTTTCCTGTCCAGCAGCGCCATTCCCGTGAAGGTGATGTTGTGCAGGATTTCGAAGACAGCCTTCCCCTGGTATTCACGCCCCTTATGCTTCTTCAGATGCAGGCAGTAGTTGTTCTTCGATTTGATGCGCTTCCCGCAGATCGAACACTCTCCCTCCTCGTAGTCGCACTCCATCGACACCTGCCGCACGATCCCCTTCTTGATCAGCTTGTATGCCAGCCTCGCATAGGGATTGTCCTCGGTATAAAGCTCGCCGTCGCACTCGATATAACCGCCGTCCACCTCGACGAAACGGGCGTCTGCCACGCCCCCCACGATGTCGGTCAGGTCCTGAGAGTGCTTCAGGTCAATCTTCGTGTTGAGGGCGCTGGCGTAATTGGCTTTCATCTCACCCTCGGTGAAATGATCGCCATTAAGGTTCGTGCCGGCGTGAGCCAGAATGAAGCTAAAGTGCCTATCGCCCTCGCCGCCGACGGCAGGCTCTGCGAACGCGCTCAGCTCATCCGCCGATATGATCTCGCCGGTCAAGGAAGTATGGCAGGCGCGGGAAATGTCATCTGCCTGCGATGCCAACGGAGGGGGCTCCCGGTCGAACTCCTTATACCACCGCGCCAGCACCTTCCAAGCTTTCTCCTTGGCTGCCTTCGGCAGTTTCACACCGCCCCGGGCGCCGTTCAGAGCCGCCATCGCTGCCGCCAGACCTCGCCATACAACAAGCAGTTTTCCATCGACCATTTTCCGGTAGGGCAGGTGATAGGCAGCCTTTGCCTGAGGCCACTTGCCGTCCTCTTTTTCTTTCGCGTCGAAATCCAGCTCGACGTATGCACAAGCCTCCGCTAATCCCTTCCAGCCGAGCTTTTCGATAATCGCATCCGCATCCTTCGTCCAGTCCCATGCCCACTTGGTATCGATCGGCGCAAGGTCGCTCTTGTCTGCCGCCGCCGCCTTCATCACCTTCGGCTTGGAAGCGATAACCAGGTATTCCTGAGCGTCGCGCCCCGACCCTTCGCCTGCATAACGGGCGATCCCATACGAAACCGAGCGACGACGGAAATCAACCTCGTCATAACGCTCACGGAACATCTCCTTCAGCTCCGCCGCCGTCGGATAAGCCTTATCCCGGTAACTCATAATCAACCGGGCGTCGATCTGTGCCGACCCCTCGATAAATCCCTGGATCAGTTCTTTAATGCTGTCCTTGTTGTATTTCGTCTGTGAAACATAGTTGCGGCGCTTGTTATCGAGGATTTCCTTACCCTCCCAGCAAGTCATCAGACCCTCGACGAAATGCATCTTGTCCTCGTAATCGTTGTAACCGAACTGAGTCATATACGGAGGATCAGCGTAAACGAGATCGACGTTCACTTTCGGCAGCAGACTCAACGCATCCTGGTGATAGACCTTGCATTCCTGACCGTTATCGAATACAAGCGCGTTTGCGTCGTGAATACACTTGACGAACAAGTCTTTGAATTCTGACAGGGGTGGATTGCCGATGTGGGTTGTGGGATATTTGTTGGCGTCGTCAGGGATCGGCTCGGTGAGACTCTTTTTCGACCTGGAGAACTCCCCGAAGCAGGCTCTGATCTGGCAGGCACGACCCAGTGCAAACAGCGCAATGTCCTTCCGGTAGCCCTTGAGCTGCTGAATATTGGCATACGTGTTGTCCAGAAACTCCAGGATCGGCTTGGTGTAGTAATAGCCGTGGAAGGTCCGAACGATGAAATCCTTCGCCCTCGAGTTGGGCTCGAGCAGCGCCTCGATCTCTTCGTCAGACAATGTGACCGACGAGTTTTCTATCACCGCCCGAGCGATGTGATAAGGGTAATCCAGCAGGTCGTTGGCGATGACACGAATCCCCTTGCGCTTGTAGAAGTAAGCCACGTTGGCGCCGCCACTGAACAGGTCCAGAACCGATTCCACACCCTCCGGTGTATATTTCCATATCCAGTCCAGCATGTCGTGCTTCGAGCCCATGAAGGCGGTCACGCGGGCATCGGAGTCCTTCGCTGCTTCTCCGAAAAGGTCAGCGACAGTTGTAAATAGTTCGATTTCCAATTCCGCCTTAGCGGATGACTTCGGTTCGCAGACGAAGAGATGTTCCCTGGCGTGCGACGCCTCACCCCCCCGGTTCTGACCC